ATCGCGAGCGCGGCTCCGAGATAGCCGAGTGCCTCTATCCAGGTCATGATGTGTTGAATCTTCGGACGAGCGCCCCCCAGCGCAGGAAGCGTGAACATAAAGGGGAACCGTCGTGCTGCAAAGTCCGCGTTGCGGAGCTCGGGCGCTTTGGCTCGCAGGCTTTTCCGGTCTCGCGGGCGGACGACGTACTGCCCGGATGCTAAACGGCGCTCTTGCGGATGCGCGTCAACGACCGTTGGATGAGTTCTTCAAGAACGGCGCTGTCGATATCTGAAAGCCTTTTTACGTAAAGGCATGACTTGCCCGCCGTGAACCGCCCAAGCCTGTCCAATAGATCGGCATGCTGGTTTAAACCGCCGATGATATAGATGACGAGGGCAGTCTTTCGCGGGCTGAAACCTGTCTGGAAGTATTCACCGCTATGTCCGCTCTCGTAGCGGTAACGGTAGGTGCCGAATCCGACCATGCCGGCTCCCCACATCCTCGGCCTCTCACCCGATAGGCGCTCCATCAGGAGGCAAATTGCGTGGGCATCCTCGCGCCGGTGCAAAGGTTCGACAGCCGATAAAAACGCCTCGACGCTCGCGTCCGTCGGACGGGTTTTCTGATCAGACAAGAGTCCTGCGCCTCCGAAGCGGTTGACGTTGCCCGTCCCAGAACTCTGTTCAAGGCTTTTAGAGTCCGACCTGGCCGGACCGGACGTATCGGTCAGTGATTGCCCGATTCAGCCTGCAGCCTACGTCATCCTAAGCTCGATCCCAACCAGGACGGTTCCATCCGAAGGATTTGCAATCCGGTCGTGAGCCGACTGGGCCCGCCGTGAAGCCGTCGATCCGCCGCCGAGCTCTTGGTTGCAGGCGGGGCGATTGTCGTCGGACGGGTATTGCGGATTATCGCCAAGCGTCCGGGTGGTCGGCATCGATGTGATGGTTGACCGAGAACGAAAAAGCACCTATCTGACCCGCCAACCGCCGCGGTACCGCAAGCTTTGCTTGGCCCGGAGAAATCGGAAACCGAGCGTCTCGGACCGTCAGGTGGGGGATAGTTTAATGGTAGAACAGCGGACTCTGACTCCGTTAGTCTAGGTTCGAATCCTAGTCCCCCAGCCACTTGAAATTGCTACGCTTTTTCCAAGTTAACACCAGAACATTTAGGCTCGGTCGGGAGCCCGGTCGGGAATTTTCGTTCGCGTTTCGAGCTTTTCGATTGCCGCGTCCGCCAATGCCGAGTCGCGCTTGAGGTAGTGCGCATCGAGGATCGCTCCGACATCTTTCAGCGAGTGTCCGGTGACGGCTGCGATCTCTGGAACTTCAGCTCCTGCCAGAGCCAAACGAGTGACGGCCGAACCCCGGAGATCATGAAACGTTAGGCCAGAGATCCCGGCTGCCGCGCAGGCCTTGCGCCAAGAGGAACGGAAACCGTCAGCCGTCCACGGCTTACCGTCAGAATTCACGAGAATGACCGGGCTGCGCCGCGGCGCTGAGTCAAGGGCGGCTTTAAGCGGCGCTCCAACCTTGATTACGACCCGCGCGCCCGTCTTACCCTGTTTCAGGCGTAGGTGTGTCCCGTCGTAAGCAGACCAGGGCAGCTTCAGCAGATCGCCCTGTCTCTGGCCCGTCCATAAAGCGAGCAGCAGAGCAAGATGCAGGTGCTTGGGTGCGCTTCGAAGGAAGGCCCGCTCGTCCTCCTCCGACCAGACATTTTCGACGCGAGATCCCCGGTAGATGCGCCCCCCGCGCTCGCAGGGATTGGCCGCAACGAGGCCACGATCGAGCGCCCACGACAAAACACGTGCCAGGACTTGCCAGGCATAGTCTGCTTGCCGTCGAGACTTCAAAGCGAGACGATCACGCCACGCTAGGAACTCGCCCCTGGTGCGACGATCGGGCAGGGCGCCAAGCGGAAAGTCGCCATACTCAGCTTCGATCTTCTTGATCTGCCGCACGTAGTCAGCCTTCGTGCGCGGCTCCAGTGAAAGGAACGCGTCGCTAGCCTGGTATCCTTGCAGAACCGACAGCAGAACGCCTGTGGGCGGCTTTTTCTTGGTACTTACCGCTGCGTGGTACGAGGCCAGGAATTGCGGCGTGCCGGGCTCTCCGTCGAGACGTGGGCCACCTTTCCAGGCATAGTAATAGGTGCGGACCGAACCGTCCGCGAGCTTCTTGCGCTTGGAATTGATGCCCTTAAGCCGAACGCGCATGCTTCACCTTCCAGGCATCGAACTCGCTCTGCGTCCCGGGTGCGGGCCGCTCATCCGAGATCACGATGATCTTTCCAGTCGGTTCGATCTCAAACCGCTGGACCTTCAGGCCGGCGCTCTGCGCTCCCTTAATGGCGCGGGAGACGTCAGCTTGCGTGAAAGGTTTGCGACGGTTCATCTCAGATTATCTTCATCGGCGCCCGGCCAACCACGCCCGGAACGCTTCAGGGTTCGCATTTTCGCGAAACCGGGGCCGATGAAGGTCTCTGATTTCGCGTTCCCCGCCGTGGTTGCAGCGGAATCTGTAGGTGTCCAGATTGGCTGACATGTGCCGGATTGAAACGGGGCGCCGTCCTGAACCCCCGATTTCCCCAATTCCCACAGGGCAAACTTCTTTCTGAGGACCGAGGTTATTAACACCTATCCACTTGACACTCGGACTAGGCGGATCATCCGGCTACACAACTCCGAGTGTGTAGCGAGCTGAGCCAAACTGCTCTGCAAGGCCGTCGGCATCCGCGATACCGTCATCGTCGGCATCCTCGAAGTCCTCGTCGGGTTCTACCCCGTCATGCTCGTCCTCAAGGTCCAAGTCCGAGCCGTATGCGTGCGTCTTCGTCCATCCAAGGGATGGCTCTAGATCTGGATCTCCGTCGAGTGCATCAAGGATCGCAAGTAGCCGCTCTACGGCTGCCTCCAGCCGCTGACGCATGTGCGCATCGACATGGGTGCGGGATGTGGCGACTACTGGGGCCGTGCTAGAATGCTTCTCAGCCTGAGACATGGGCTTACTCCATGTTGAGGGTCAGGCCGCGTGGGGGTGTTCCAGCACCTTGCGCGGCCGTTTGCGTTGTAACGACGATTGCGATACTGTGGCTGTACATTTTATGTGTCAAGCCACTGGCGTTACATTTCATGGCCGAGCAGCGCAGAAAGACCGCAACCCTGAATCTACGGATTGACCCCGCCGTGAAGAAGGCCGCTGAGAAGGCTGCGGCGGATGATCACCGCTCGCTCACGTCGTTGATAGAGAAGTTGTTGATCGAGCACTTGAAGACCAGGGGCTACCTAAAGTGAATGAGCTTTTCCAACATATCCGTTCGGGTAAGTCGTTTCAGTGGACCTGCCCGCATTGCCAGACACGTCAGATCGTAACTAAGGAGAACTCGAATGCCGGTTTCTCATTCTTAAGTATCGGCGCGACCAGAGATGGATATGTGCAGCTGGCTTTTCTCGCGATCAGATGCCTTGACGTAGAATGTAACAATCTTACCCTTGAAGCCTTCCTGCATAAACACGCGACAGACCGTCTGGGAAATTCGATTCTCGGCCAGACGATCCACCGTTGGCCTCTGCTGCCGGACAGCGCGGCTAAACCCCAACCTGACTACATTCCTGCTCCGATAAGAGAGGATTACCTCGAAGCGTGTGCAATTCGCGACCGCAGTCCAAAGGCAAGCGCGACCCTAGCCCGCCGGTGTCTTCAGGGGATGATTCGCCACTTTTGCGATGTCAAAGGCCGGACACTGGATTGGGAAATAAAGGAGCTGCGCCGACGAGTTGAAGCACATGAGGCGCCGCGCTCGGTTACGTTAGAAAGCGTAGAGGCGATCGACCACGTGCGAAAAGTCGGAAATATCGGCGCCCACATGGAAAAGGACATTGACTTAATAGTCGATGTGGACCCGGGTGAGGCTCAAGCACTCATTGAGCTCATCGAGCTACTCTTTCAAGAATGGTATGTAGAACAGCATAACCGTCAGATTAGATTAGATCGGGTCAAGCAAATTCGTGAGCAGAAAGACGCTATCATCGAGGCGGGCAAACCGAATTCACTCGACGAAGCAGTATCTGCCATCCCGTCAGGCTGATACACCCTGGCACCAAATACGGCATCTTTGATTGAATTCGTCTCACGCACAGGAATATAAGAGCAACGAGAACTGCGCATGGCTGACGGTTGGCTGGTGGAGGGCATCAAGTTCATTGGCGGCATGGCAGGTCTCGGAACTGCCGCCTTCACGATCTGGGATCGGCTGCTAAAGGATCGACCTTTGGTGTCGATCTACGGCAACATTGCAACGAACTGGATTGAACCTGAACTCAGTCTCAGGGTCAAAAACCTGGCTGATGAGCACATCATCATCCGCGCGGTTCATGTGAATCGACCAGAAATCAAAGTGTACCCAGATCGCTCCCTAGCAACTGTGATCGGAATTGCGCTCGGCGATAGCAGGTTCGCGCTCGTTGATCCAAAGACTGAGCGTTCCTTCCTAATCTTTGATCACGGGGAATTCCTGGAGCGTTCCGAGCTGCTTCCGGTCGCGTTCGAGGTCGAGTGGTCTAAGACCGGAAGCCGATATCTCGGAGGGCGTGTAAAGCTCCGTACCAGTAACCACGAGCTTGCTCGTATCATACAGGATGCGAAGGCTCTGCAAGAGAACAACAAGCGAGGCCTTTAGGCCCGAACATCGGTACTCACCATTGCGTTCGCCAGAAACGCTGGCAGCGGCTCGCCACGTGTCGGATCAATCTTTTCTCCAACCGGATCGGGCCACCGGTGCACAATCTCAGACGCGATCTCGTTGCGCTTCAGAATGGTGAGTTGAAGAAAGCCCCCGACCACGTACTCGCACTTGTCCTCCTCACTGGGAGCGCATCGCAAGGCGCGAGCGGCGCACACAGTGCGCAGCGTTAGGTCCGCGGCCGTCATCGGCAACGCGTTCGTGCCAGCTCCAAAGCGCTCGAATAGCTCTTCAGTGGGGTAGGGTGCCGCATGAAACTCCGGGAGCGGTGCGAGTTTAAAGGCCTCGATCGAGAATGGCTCTCCGCCTTCTGCGTTCGGCAAGCTGATGTCACGCGACCGGAGCGTATAGGTCTCAAATCGCTCCCGCGCCTCTGACCAGCCCCCGATGAACAAGCTGACGTTGGGATAAGGATAACCACGAGCGACGAAATCGGCATGCAGACCCCTGGTGTGAGTGGGGAGGCGGTCGAGCAAGTCATCGAAGTCCACCACCTCAGGCCCAAGCCGCGCCCGAAGCAACGCAAGAAAGCCGCCCGCGCCGCGCTGAGCGATAACGCACGACCATTCCGGCATGAGCGCTACCTTGGACGTGCAGCCTGTAAAGGCGCCATTGCTGGGATCGTAGCTTGCCCCGTCAGATGCAAAGACGATCGAGTCTTGAGAGCGGTAAATCGCAATAGCTGTCATGAAAGCACCTTTCCGAACCCGCCCTCACTGCCATGATCACCGCCGGGTGCAAAGACAAAGCCGCCGTTGGCGAAGCCCTGTAGACGCCCTGAATTGATCGCGTCGAGCAAATGTCGATGCCGCGCCGTGGCGGCCGCATTCACCACATATTCGCCGTTGCTCAGGCGGGCTGGAATGCTGTCGCTTCTTCCTGTGCCTGGTCCGCGCACATAGCCGCCGCTGGCGAGAGCTGGGCCAAGCGGTTGAAACAGGCTCCCGAACAGCCTGCCAAGGCCGGCGCCATTCGGGTTGATGAGGCTGTCCAAGCTCATGTCGATAAGCCGATCGACAACGCGCTCTAGGGCGCCCTCAAGGGCTTCTGCCGCCGATTTACCCCGCCGAAGGTCGCCTATGAAAGTCGACAGGCCATCTTGCGCTAGGTCGCTGAAATCCTGCATCGCTTGGCGAGAGGATTCCATTGCCATCTCGGCTTCCTCGAGCCTCGTCGTCATCTCCCCGTATTTTGAGGCGATGCTTTCGATGTCCTGCATTAGTGTCGGCGTAATGGCGACGTTGGCAGCTTTCGCAGCCTCTAGAAGGCGGAACGCCGCTTCAGCCTTCGCGACATCGCCGGCCGACTTGCCAACCGTCTGCCGTTCGGCTTCCAGGGCACGGGTGCGCTCTTGGATTTGGGCAACCTCGCGCTCGTACTCGTTCAACCTTTCCCGTTTGCCTTTCTTCCCGTCGCCTGTCCCTGGATAGTCCGCTGCCCGGATGGGGCGCACGGGTCGTTCCATCCGATCAGGATCAATCGGAGCGGGCCCCGTGGGACGAGGCACGGCCGGAGCATCACTGCCGCGCCCAAGACCGGCCGCCCGATTTGCTTCCCTTACGCTCTCCGCAAGGGCGTCACGGCGGGCCTCGGCATCCTTTAGACGACGTTCTATGTCGCCCATCAGCGCCCGGTTGTTCGTGGCCCGGTGCTCATCGAGTTTGGCTCGCAGTGCATCGATCTCGCCGCGGGTCTGCTCAAGTCCTTGCGCACTACTTTCCCGTGACCTGTTGACGGCCGCCGCCGCTGCGCCGCGAAGCGAATTGAGCAGATTGATGACGGCCTCGATCTCCCTCACCGTTGTGGCGAACTGCCCAGGGATTTTGCTGATGTCCTCAATGACAGCATCCGCGAAGCGAGAAATGGCGCCTTGAGCGTTGGCGAGTTCGTTGCTCTTGCCGACTGCAAGTGTGATAGCGTTCTCGACCCGCTGCCATGCCTGTCCGTAGGTTTCCACGGCGGCGCGAGACTTGCCGGCCATGTTGGCGGATCCGGCCTGTATTGCGCGGAAAAACGCCTCGCTGCTTACCTTGCCGTCGACGACGAACTGCCGGAGCTTCGCCACCGAACCGCCTGCTTCCTCCATACCGTCCGCCGCTGCCTGCAGAAGCGGTCTCATGCCTTCGTTGACGCTGTTGAACTCCTCTGCTCTCACAATGCCCCCGCCCATCGCCTGCGCGAGCTGAAGCAGGGCGCCGGACGCCTCCTGTGCTGAGGTACCCTGGACCTTCAGAGCCTCGCCTACGGTTTCCGTGAACCGCAGCATTTCAGGGGTGGTGACGTGAAGCTCTTTCTGCGAGGCGGCCAACCGCCCGTAGAGCTGTGACATAGCCTCGAGTGGGGCTGCCGTCCGCTGTGCAATGGCCGCAATTTCGTTGAACGTCGTCTCAAGCCTTTCACCCTCCAGGCCAGTTACCCGCAGCGCGTTCTGCGCCTTGGTGAAGCTGTCAGCGAAGCGGGACAGGTCGCGGACGCCGAGGGCGGCCAGCACGCCCCCTATACCGCCTCTCGCCATGGATAACCCGCCGCCCAGCGACGACATCATCTTGCCGACCCGCTTGGTCATGTTCTCGGTGCGCTTCTCGATCGCCCGCATTTGGCGGTCGGTTATGTTCCGCGCCCGCTTCATTTCGTTTTCAAATGCCCGGGTGCGGGCCTCAAGCGAAATGACCATCCTCTCAAGGTCGGTTGCCATGGGCGGCCTCCTATGCCGTTCCGAAGCGTTCCGGGTGCTCTACCCGGTCCGCAAGATCGCGCAGGAACTTCGCGGCGCCGTGCCGGCCGTCCATTACTGCAAGAGCAGCGCCGCTCTTTGCGAGCATAGCGAGAGCAAAGACGCGGGATGGCACTTCACCCCCGCACAAGCCGACGCATAGGGCGTCCAAGGCGGCTCCTGCCATTATTTCTTCTGCGTCTACCTCAATAATCTCAGCCGGCATGGGGCGGCTCCGCACTCTCAACCGGCCGGTCCGCGTCACCATTGTCGGCAGGTGCGCGCTCAACACCGAAGAGGCACGCGCCAAGAACCAGCTGGGCGGGGCCAACACTTTCCACCCATGGCCGCTTGTCGACATAGGACCGGACAAGGGCGAGGGCCTTCGTAGGCTCCAAGCCAGCGCCAATAAGCCCAAGGCGAAGCGTTTCCCGTAGATCGACTATCCGCCAGGCGCCATTCGCGATGCGATTGAACAGCGCGAGCGGTCCAGAATCCGTTTTTTCCTCCAGCTCGCGAAGCTGGTCCATGCCGAGCTTGAAATTGTGCGTTCCGTCGGCCCAGTCGATGGACACCGTCGTTACTGGACCCGTTCCTGTATCGGTCATTTCTTGTCCTTTCCGTTGAGCCACGGCCGGTACGGCGGGGGCAGCGGCTTCCAAGGTGTGTTCATGGCCCGAGCGCGCTCCTCGATCTTCTCGCGGCTGTACCGGCCGTGCTTGTAATTGCCGTTGAGCTCGCCTTTTGGAGCACCGGAACCAGGCGCGCCGCCGTGCAGCCGGCATCTGGTCTTCCCCGGAGCCGGATTACGCCTGCACGGTTCTCCTGAGCGGGTCTTTGCGCCGCATTGGCGGGTGTTGGGCGTGTCCATGGGGTTGATCGAATTTTTTCCTGAAATTCGCGGCGTCGCGTGCGAATGGGGGCACACCGGTCCGGGTTTCCAGAGCGCGGAAGTTTCGAACCACCCCCGGGGTGCGTCGGCCCGGTGTCGAAAGGGCAAGGTCACCGGACCGACGCCAGGGGGTGCGCAGCGAGGGGAGCCAAACTGCGCACCCATTGCTTAGGCCACGTTGCCAAAGTCGCCGTAGGTCAGAGCAGCGCTTTGCTTCACAGCGAGGCCGATGCGCTCCTCACACAGGATCGCCACGAGGTTGCGAACAAAGAAGTCGGCGTGCTCGGTCGAAACTTCGACGCGGGGTGCCCAGCGGTCGTAAAGGGTGGCCGCTGCCTGGAAGTTGCCGACGAGGAACTTATCAACGGCCATGGACTCGGTAGCAACGACGGGAAGGCCGAAGAGACGGGGCTCCACGTTGCTGGCGGGATCGCCCAAGATGTACTTGCCATCGCCATCTTTTAGGAGGCGCATGCGCATCCAGTCAGAGGGATGGACTACGACCCCATCGGCTGGGAAGCCAGCGAGGGAGTTCTGCAGGATCGCCAGTGCAACAGTGTCGATCATGGTCGGGCTAGTGACCGCGAGGGGAGCGGCAAACGCGGTGGCCTGCGGGATAAGGCCAAGAAGGTTCTGGCCTGTGCCGTCGCCGCTCAGGAGCTGCGCCTCTTCCTTGAGGGCAAGTCCATAGCGGAGTTCGGTATCGATTAGCCCCTGAAGTTGCGGAGCGTCCTCAAGGATCTGGCGAGAGGCCGGAACCCAGTGCGCAATTGTGCGGATCGGGGTCGTTTTCAGCTCGAACGCGTAGCCGCTTTCAGGCTTTACGGCCGCTTCGGCAACGGTAGCCGCGTTGTTGGTTCGCTCAATCTGCTTCGGATATTCAACGCTTCCCGTCGTCACACCGATGGTTGGAATCAGGTTTCGCACGACAAGCCGCTGCTTGGGCATGCTCACCAATCCGTCACGGTACGGGGTAGTGAGATCGCCCCCAGATCCGGTGGCAGAGGTGATCGTGGCTTTCACGTCCAGACGGAAGCGGGCGGGACGGGTCGTGTTGTCCGCGAAGGCCTTTAGCTCCGGAGCCTCGACAAACTGCTGTCCCCAGGTCTTGGGTCGGAGGTCGCTACCGCCGCCGCCACGGCGCGCCAGCTTCTGCTCGACATCCATGAGGCGCGCATCAGCTTCGGCCGTCTTCTGATTGAGTTTTTCGAGCACCGCCATCACGTCGCCGTGGTGCTTCTCAAAGCGGTCTGCAATCGCCTTGATATCCATCATATAAGTCCTTTCAGTTGCAGCCGCGCGGCGTCCAGGCGCTTGGCTAGCTGATCCAGTTCGGGGGTGAGGTCTTCGCCTTCGTCGTCGCTCAATGCCGACCAGCCGCCAGACAGGAGCTTTTTGACCGCCCGTCCGGGCAGGTGTTCGCGAAGGATGCTTTCAAGTTCGGCCCGTGAGCCGAACGATTTGACGGCCGTGATCCCGGCCCGCCGTTGGGCGGGAAGGGTCACAAGCGAGATCTCGCGGAGATCGATTGCCTTGAGTGTCCGCGTGCCGTCGTTGTTGTAGGTGTAGCCGTCCGGGTAGATGGAATAGCCAATGGACAGACCGCGCACGTCGCCGGCTTTCACATGCGCATGAGCGCGCTTGCCCGGCTCCGTCCCAAGGTTGAGCTGACCACGGACGAACAAGCCTCGGCCGTCCTGCTTCACTTCCAGCCAGCGCCCGATCGGCTCTCGTTGATCGTGAGCCCAGAGCATGACCGGCAAGGTGCCTTCTCTGGCATGCTCCTCAAGGGTTTTGGTGTAGGCGCCATGAGCAATAATGTCGCCATAGCTGTCGGGCTCTCCGCCGAAATAGGAGGCGTAGCCTTCGATCATGCCTTCAGCGGCCTTGTCGCCAGCGAGCTTCAGCTCAAGCGCAGGCGAGGCATGCAGATAGCTGGTGATCTGCTCGAATTTGCTGGAAGTCGTCATCACGCACCTTCGGCAGGCATCAAAGCAAGGGGCCACGATTGGCCCGGTTGGCTCTGAGCAGCGCGCTAGGCGCATGCCGTAGAGGTGTCATTGGCGAGCGGCAGCGCGAAGCATGCCACCGGATGACGGCAATAATGATAGGTCGACGCGTCTTGCTCATCAATGCCACCTCGGCACGGGCAGAGCATCATCCCCAGCGCTTTCGACCTTTTGTGCGAGGTCGCGTAGCGCAGCCGCAGTCGTCGCCCGCCCATAGAGCCGCACTGCCGAATCGGCGGCGAGGGTCATCATTGCGTCTATGAGCTCGTCATCGGTGGCTTTCCGGCCAACCATCTGTTGAGCCCACTTCCGAAGTTCGCTTCTCAGTTCATCTGCTGGCATAGGTTCTCTCCCGGTTGGCTCTCGTGCACGTGCACGCGCGCTTGTGCAGGCGCACAGCGTGCGAGGGGTGTCCCCACTTTTGGGGAGGCATCGCTCATGACGCTCTCTGCAGGTGGTTGTGTTGCTCAGCGCCCGGCGGGAACAGCGACGGCATGTCCTTGCCGTTCGCCTTGTGGTCCGGGTTGAAGTAGCTGAAGCCCCAAGGTTCGCCGCGGGCGCGCTTGTAGCGCCCCCAGGCCTCCCAAGCCGGGGTTCCAACGCGGACGAAAACGAGAGGCTTATCGGAGCCGGCTACCTTTGCGACCTTGAGCGCTTGCGCCTCGTAGCCCTGCCAGCACTTGCCCGCGATCCAGCGAGAGGCTTCCTTCACGTAGCGCTTGGTCGACTTGCAATCTGCAGCGTACCGACCGACCCATCGCAGAGCCTTCTCCTGCTCCTCGGCAGACAGCTTCAGAAATTGGCGCTGTGCTCGCTCGCGAGAGTGGTGGGGCTCCCATGGAAAGGCGTCCTCGAACCTGGTCCAACGCTCGACGGCTGCAGGATGGGGTTTCTTGTCAGATTTTCGATCGATCCGATCGTCAGCCCCCTCAGGGGGCGTATGGGGTATTTGGTTAGAGTCTTTCTTTACTAAAGCGTCCCCGTTTACCGTATACGGCTGGCCGGTACACGGTGCCTCCACCGTGTCCTCCCCGTCCGGTACACGGCTCTTAGATGCCCTTTCGTCCGCGGCAGCAGCAGGATCGTCCCAGACTTGATAGCTGTAGCCGGTCCATTTGCCGTCCTCGGCATGCTGCCGGAACCGTAGCACGTAGCCACGGCCGATCAGCTCTTTGAGCACCGCGTACACACGGTTGCGGCCAAACTTGAAGCGCTTCGCGATCTCAGCGGGGATGACCACCCAGCCCGGTGGCTTGCTGAGCAGGTACACGAGAACGGCAAGCGCCTCGGCGCTCAGGTCCGCATCATTGATCGGGCGATTGCCGACTTGGGTGTACGGGTTGTTGTGGCGCCGCTCTAGGCCGCGTGAAGGACGGTTCGTGCTCATCGCACCGCCTCCAGGCCGTACCAGCAACCCTCGTCCGTAAAGCAGCCAACAAGGCGCACACTTGTCAGGCGCGGCGCGCTTCCGCTACGATCCGGCCCGAGAGTTGTGCCACAGCTCTTTGCCTTCTTGCCGCCGTTCCGGGGTCCAGCCGGAGCGGCGGTTTTCGTTTGCGAAGCCCCGTGCCATCGGTTCGGGAAAACGCACGTAACTCTTTGATTCAAAAGCACTGCTTTTCTCCTAGTTCGGAGAAAAAGCGCAGTTATTTCAACGCTAGCGAGAGGACTCTGACTCCGTTAGTCTAGGTTCGAATCCTAGTCCCCCAGCCAAATTGGAAAATTCAATCCGCAGTTACGATGGTCATGGCTGTGCAGGCGGGCAAGGAGCCTGCGCTCGGAGCATGTGGCTACCTTTAACAGCATCCCATCTGCGGCCCGCACTCCTGCACAATCCATTAGTCCGCCCCGCTTTGGATCTGAGGTCGGAGATCTTGCCGACACGGTGCCATGGAGGCGTTTCTCCGCCGAGCGGTTGTTGGCCAAGCTGAAACGTAAGCCATCTCCGACTGTTGACTTGATGGTCGGCGGTTATGGAGTCGACCCGGAGAAGCGCCATGCATACCGCCAAGTTGAAACTTACGCTCGCTGCCGCACTTTTTGCGATGCCTACCTTCGCTTTGGCTGAAACCAGCGGTGCCGCGGCGGGCGCGGCCGCAGGCGGCGCTGCCGGTGCTGTCGTTGGTGGCCCGGTCGGAGCGGCCGTGGGGGCAGGCGTGGGCGGAGCGGCCGGTGGCGCGGCGAGCGGTCCGGATCAGAAGAACGTCGTCATTGAGCAGCGTGACTCGACGACAACGGGCAGTGTCGGCTGCTCGAATACCACGACGCAAAGGACCGAGGTCACCGGCGAGTCCACGACGACGCAAACAACGGAGTGTTAGCAGAGGCGCGAAGCCGAGATTCGGGCTTTTTGCGCTGCGAACGTGGCGGGCGGGCGCTTGCCGGGCCGGCATGCTATAGCGGTGGCACGGCGTCGATCCAGTTGGATCGTCCATGCCTCGATCGTGTCCGCCAATAAGATCCTGACGAGAATAACGTCACCGGTGCCGTCACTTGGAGGTGCAGGGCACATGGCCCGCGAGGTTATTACACGTTGCGGCCTCACTCGGAACATGGTCCGAGAATAACGGCACGAGAGCTACCATCTTTCTCAAGTGCCAAGGGCGCTTTGACGCCCGTCGATAAGCCCATGTAACGGACGTGAGTATGTCAGCAAACGCGATCCTTGCCGCCGAACCGATGGTCCGTTTCACGGCCTTTGCTGGCGTCTTTGCCATCATGGCCCTCCTGGAGGCCCTCGCGCCGCGTCGCGACCAGCAGATCGGGCGTGCTTGGCGCTGGCCGAACAACCTCGGCATCGTCGTGCTCGATGCGCTTGTCGTGCGCCTCCTTTTCCCCACGGCCGTCGTCGGCTTGGCGCTGATCTGCGAAGCACGCGGCTGGGGTTTGCTGAATGTTGTATCTGTGCCGGGCTGGCTCGGCGTCGTCGGCTCAGTCGTCCTGCTCGACCTTGCGATCTATGGCCAGCATGTCCTCTTCCATGCTGTCCCGCCGCTCTGGCGGCTGCACCGCATGCACCATGCCGATCTGGAATTCGACGTCACGACCGGTCTGCGTTTCCATCCCGTCGAGATCGTCCTCTCGATCCTCATCAAGTTTGCGGTGGTTGCACTGATTGGAGCGCCAGCGCTCGCAGTGCTCATCTTCGAGGTTCTCCTCAACGCGAGCTCCATGTTCAATCACAGCAACATCCGTCTGCCGGATTGGCTCGACCGGGTCCTTCGGTGGGTGGTTGTCACGCCGGATATGCATCGCGTCCACCACTCGATCGAGGCGAAAGAAACGCATTCCAATTTCGGGTTCAATCTTCCCTGGTGGGATCGGCTCTTCGGCACCTACAGGGACCAGCCGC